GCTCAAACGCGGGTTGCACGGCGTCTATCATCACGCCAGCCCGAAGCATCTGCACCGCTATGTCGGCGAGTTCGCTTTCCGGCTCGGCGATGGGGACGTGAAGAACCACACGCTGCACCGGCTCGACCGCATGTTCGCCGCTGCTATCGGCCAGCGCCTCACCTACAAGGAATTGATCGCATGAGTGAAGCCATCCGGAAGATACTCGACGCGGTGACTGATCGCGTGTTCGCCTATCGCCCGAAAGACAAGGGGCAGCAGGCGAAGAAGATCGAACGCCGCGTGAAGCGCGAGCGCAAGAAAGCCGAGAAGGTAGATGACTAATGGCTTCGGGAGTCATCTATATAGTTCCCAAAATTTGCCAGATGCAACCTTGACGCGCTCAGGTCCGCGCCAGTCTCATAATTCCCCGGACTTTAACAACCAATCCTAGAAACGAGGCCATAATGGCGAGTGGTGGCCGTCCAAGTCTGTACAGCCCTGCATATTGCAATGAAGTCATTGACTGCGGATCACGCGGGCTTTCCCTCACGGCATTCGCTGGCGAGATCGGCGTTTGCAGGGACACCATTTCAGAATGGATGAAGGCTTACCCGGAATTTTCCGTAGCTTGCAAGAAAGCGCAGGCAAAGCGCACCCAATTCCTTGAGCAGGGAATGCTCGATAGAGAGGCAACCGGACCAATGGTCACGGCTCGCCGCTTCGCCCTGGCTAACGCTGCGCCTGATGAATGGCGCGAAAAGCAGACCGTAACGCATGACGTGTCAGACCCTCTTGCGGAACTGCTGAAAGAGATTGATGGCAAGTCGCGCGGCCTCCCTATTAGCTGACCCATGGTGGAGGCTTAACAACCTCTATTACATCACGGACAAGAAAGGCGTTCGGGTTCAGTTCCGGCCCAATTGGGCGCAAGAGGAATTGTTCCGGGACATGCACTATCAGAACGTCATCCTCAAGGCTCGCCAGCTTGGGTTCACGACGTTCATTGATTTGTACCTGCTGGATCAGTGCATATTCAACAGTAACGTCCGGGCAGGCATCATTGCCCATAACCTGAATGACGCCAAGACGATCTTCCGGGATAAGGTCAAATTCCCGTATGACAACCTTCCGAGCCAGATCAGGGACAAGGTGACTGCTCAATCCGATACGGCAAACGAGCTGCTGTTTTCCAATAACAGTTCGATCCGCGTCGGCACATCGCTTCGGTCTGGCACGTTGCAGCTGCTCCATGTGTCTGAATACGGCAAGATGTGCGCGAAGTACCCTGAGAAGGCCAGGGAGGTCCGCACAGGCGCATTCAACACGGTTGAGCAGGGGCAGCTTATCTTTGTGGAATCGACGGCAGAAGGGCAATCCGGGCATTTCTATGAGTTATGCGAGACGGCGCAAGAGTTGCGGCGGGTGGGTGCTGATCTGTCATCGTTGGAGCCAAAGTTCCATTTCTTCCCGTGGTGGAAGCATCCCGAATATTCGATGCAAACCATTGGCCGCATTATCCCGGAGTCATATCGCAAGTATTTTGCGGAGCTTGAAAAGATCGGCATTGCCCTGACTGACGGGCAAAAGGAATGGTACGTCGCCAAGTCCAATTCGCAGCGCGACGACATGAAGCGCGAGTATCCGTCAACTCCACAAGAGGCGTTCGAGGCATCGGTTGAAGGCGCATTCTACGGCAGCGAAATGACGCTGCTCGACATTCAGGGCCGGATCATGCCGGTGCCATGGGATTCGTCATTGCCAGTCATCACGGCATGGGACATTGGGCTTGACGATATGACGGCGGTTTGGTTCGCCCAAAAGGCTGGCCTTGAACTGCGGATCATCGACTACATGGAATTTCGCAACGTGGCATTGACTGCCTGTGCAACTGAGGTGCTTCGCAAGCCATATCGGTTTGAGCGGCATTATGGCCCGCATGACATGGCGGCTCGTGAGATGACAACTGCCAAGCCTCGCAAGGAGGCTCTTGAAAGCCTGGGCCTCAAGCCCATCAGCATCACGCCGAACGTGCCTGTCGAGGATGGCATCAACGCGGTTCGCAACATCCTGCCCAAGTGTGTATTCGACGTTGCGTCTACCAAGGCGGGCTTGAAGGCGCTCCGCAACTATCACAAGGAATGGGATGACGAACGGGGCACGTTCATTGCCAAGCCTGTGCATGACTGGTCAAGCCATGCGGCTGACGCCTTCCGTATGCTGGCGCTGAATATCTCCGGCAAGTCGGAACAAGAGGACAGGCGGCAACGGTCTAATGCGGTGTCTGCTGACTTCGACCCGCTTCAACACTATTCGTCACGGCAACAGGTATCGGCGGATTGGTCCGTTTTCTAGCGCCTGATCTTCCAAGCCTGTCCTTCATTGCGTGTCACATGAGGCAGGCTGACCGGGATGAAATCTATAACGTCATTGGACACAACAATCCCTGGCTCTTTGCAGCAGCGGTGCTTGACGCAATCGGAATGGGACGCGGTGTTGTTGCCGCTGTCGGGCATGTACCAGTCGCGTGCATGGGATATCAGCCTCGTCATCCCGGCGTCTGCGAGGTGTTTGCTTTTGGCACCAATGCCTTCGACCGAGTGGCACTAAGCCTTACGAAATATGCACTGCGGGTGATGAAGCCTGCAATGCTTGATGCCGGGTTTCACCGCGCACAATGCCTGTCACGGCATGACCACGTTACGGCTCATCGCTGGCTTGAGCATATGGGGTTCAGGCGCGAGGGCGTCTTACATCAATACGGTTCCGATGGTTCGGACTATATCCAGTTTGGAGCGACTTATGACGCTGCTTGAGCGGTTTAATTCAAAGTATGAGCCTGAGCCGAACAGTGGGTGCTGGCTGTGGACTGGTGCAGCTCGCGGCCCAATTGGCAATGAATATGGACACATGAGGATCGGCAAAGAATTTACTGCTGCTCATCGTGTTTCCGTCATGCTGCACACAGGCCATAAGCCGTCTGTTGACCACGATGTGATGCACAAGTGCGACAACAGGTTTTGCGTTAACCCTGATCACCTGAGTGTCGGCACAAAAAAAGACAATATGGTCGATTGCGCTCGCAAAGACAGGAGGCAGGTTCCAAACCTTGCGGATGAAGTCATTGCCGACATTCGCAAGCGCGAACACCCCGCAAACTATTACGTAAAACTGCATGGGCTGTCGTCACATTGGGTTGTTTACGACCTGTGGCGTTCTCGCACATACCAATGGAAGGAAGCAGCCTGATGTGCTTCGCGTCGATGCCCAAGCCCAAGAAGCTGCCCCCGCCCCCGAACAAGTTGGACAGCCAGGCTGATGCCCTTGCCAACATGCAGGCGCGTCGTGCCGGTGGCATCAACAGGCAGGCCACAAACATCACTGGCGGCATGGCTGGCGCTCCGAATATCTCGGCTCCGTCTGCTGGCGGTAAATCCGTGCTTGGTGGCTGAGAATGGCGGCTGAACCTCGCAACATCAAGCGCCGTTTCGATGCGCTCAAGACTCGTCGTTCTGTGCTGGAAAGCCATTGCGAGGAGATTGCAGAGGTTATCTCGCCCCGTCATACCGGGTTCAATGGCTATCGTCAGCCGAACGAAAAGCGGATGGCGAAGGTCTACGACTCGACTGGCATCCATAGCCTTGAGATGTTGGCTGCTGGCTTGCATGGATTGCTGACCAATCCGGCGAGCAAGTGGTTCAGCCTGCGTATTGTTGAACCGGGCTTTGACGACGACGATCAGGTGAAAGACTGGCTGTCTGATGCCAGTGACGTCATGCGGGCCTACATGTATGCGCCTGGGACCAACATCACATCGGCCCTGCATGAGATTTACCTAGAGAATGGGGCGTTCGGCACATCGGTCATGTTCATTGGCGAGCGTGACAAGGGCGGGCTGCTCTATCAGGCTGTCCCATTGCATGAGTGCTTCATTGCCGAAAACCACGAGGGCACGGTTGACACTGTGTACCGCAAGCGGTCCATGACGGCGCGCCAAGTCCTGATGCAATGGCCTAAGACCGCTTCGGAGAAGGTTCGCCAGAAGGTTGCGACTAACAAGCCTGACGACATGATTGAGATTATCCATGCCGTCCAGCCTCGCAATGACGCGGATAGTTCCAAGCGCAACAGCGAAAACATGCCTTGGGAATCGGTCTATATCGAATATGAGACTGAGCAGAAGCTAGAGGAAAGCGGCTTCCCTGAGTTCCCGTATGCGGTGCCGCGCTGGTCAAAGATGCCCGGTGAGGAATACGGGCGTTCTCCTGCCATGACGGCGCTTCCTGATGTGAAGATGCTTCAGGAGATGATGAAAACCACGATGCAGGCGGGACAGCTTGCCGTCAAGCCTCCGGTCATGGTGCCGGATGATGGCGTGATTGGCCCTGTGCGGTGGGTTCCAGGTGGGCAGACCTACTATCGTGGCGACCGCATTCCGACTGCGGTTGATCTGTCCGGCAATCTCCCCATTACCTTGGAAATGATGGAGGAACTGCGCGGGCGTATTCGCGGTACGTTCTTTGCCGATCTGATGAAATTCCCGACTGATGTGACCATGACAGCCACGGAGTTCACGCAGCGCATGTCTGAGCACATGAGGCTTCTAGGCCCGGTGCTTGGCCGCATGGAAGGCGAGATGCTGGGGCGTATTGTGGAACGTACCTTTGGCATTATGACCCGCATGGGCGTCTTGCCACAGGCTCCTGCACAGGTTGCTGGCCGTGAGTTCACGATTGAGTTCGTCTCCCCGATTGCGCTGGCTCAGAAGCAGGGCGAGGCCAATGCGCTGACGCAAACGCTTATGATATTGCTGCCATTCATCCAGGCGACACAGGATGCGTCCGTGCTCAAGCCGTTCAAGACGGACAAGCTGGCTCCGAAAATCTTTGAACTGTTCGGTGGCGACCCTGACCTGATCTACTCGACCGATGAACTGGCTGCGATGGCTGAGGCGGAACAGGCGCAACAGCAGGCCATGATGGCGGCTCAGGCTGCACAACCCATGGCGGATGCAATGAGCAAGGGCGCTGGTGCCGTCGACAAGCTGGCAAGCGCACAGCAGAAGGGCGCTGATGTGTCCCAACTCTTTGAGGCCGCATGAGCAAGTAAACCGACGAGCAACGGGCGATAGACTACAAGCTGGTGTTTGGTACGCCAGACGGCGAGCGGGTGCTGACTGACATCATGGTCAAGGCGTCCGTGTTCAAGCCGATTGCCCATGTTG